ATGTTAAAAACTGATAACTCGACCATTCAAGCCGTATTTACTAAGCAGAAGAATTTCTTCAAAACTGAAGCGACTAAAAGCGTGGCATTCAGAAAGGAGAGCCTGCAAAAGCTCAAGCAGTCTATTGTCAGTCACACTGAAGACCTGTATGCCGCGTTGGATAGCGACCTCGGGAAATCCAAGGATCTGGTCGATCGCACCGAGATAGGCCGGGTCATCTCAGAACTCGATTTCACGCTGGCGCATCTCGACGAATGGGTGGTACCAGAAACCGTTCCTTCTTATCCTGGCACCACCTTCTCTGAAGCCTTTATTGAGCACGAAGCCTTTGGGGTCAGCTACATCATTGGCCCGTTCAACTACCCGATTAATCTAGTGTTTTGCCCGCTGTTGGGGGCGATTGCCGGGGGCAATACCGCGGTTATCAAACCTTCTGAATCCGTTCCAGAAACCGCGCTGGTTATCCAGAAGATCATTCAGTCTGTATTTGATGAAGAGTACATTGCGGTTATCCAAGGGGGCCGTGACGAGAATGAATTCCTGCTGAGCCTGCCGTTTGACTTCATCTTCTTCACCGGCAGCCCTGCGGTCGGCAAAATTGTCATGACCGCCGCGGCCAAGAACCTGACTCCGGTTATCCTCGAATTAGGCGGGAAATCGCCATTTATCGTGTTGGAAGATGCCAATCTGGACCGCGCGGTGGATATGCTGACCTTCGGCCGGTTCTCCAACAGCGGCCAAACCTGTGTTGCGCCGGACTACGTTTTTGCTCACGAAAGTGTGAAAGACGCCCTGCTGACGAAACTGGTTGAGCGCATCAAAAGCACCATTCCTAACGTTGACTCTGTAGGTAAGCTGGTTTCCAGCAAGCAGGTAGAAAGATTGACCGGCATGCTTGAGCAGACCAAAGGCAAAGTGATTTATGGCGGTGAAGCCAAGGTCGCAACCCGCCATATGCAGGCGACCGTGGTGGATAATGTGAATTGGGATGATGCATTAATGCGTGAAGAGCTGTTTGGCCCGGTTCTGCCAGTGATGACCTTCACTGAGATTGAGCAGATTGCCGAGGGCGTGAATAAGCATCACCCTAAACCGCTGGCAGCTTATGTCTTTACCAATGACATTGAGAAAGGCCGCAAACTCACCACCCAAATTCCATCTGGCGATGCCATCATCAATGGCGTCATGCAGCAGGCAAGCTCACCGTACCTGCCATTCGGCGGCATCGGTAACTCGGGCGTGGGCGAATATCACGGGAAATACAGCTATCTGGCGTTTACTCATCGCAAATCTGTGGTGATTAATAAATAAGGGTAAATCTAGAGGGGGCTTGCTTTGAAATGGTGCCGACTACCGGAATCGAACTGGTGACCTACTGATTACAAGAACGTTTTATTACGCAAATAAAACATTAAGATATTGATTTATAAGGCCTATGATTCACTCGCATTGCGTCATATGGAAAGTAGTTACACTATCTATACTTTGCTCTTACACAGTGATGACGGCACAACGCCGTCACACCTTGTTTTACCTTCCTTTTCTAACAAACTCTGCCGCATCGCGAAGCATGCCTTTGTGGACGACGTTCCCAACACTCTTCCTTCTTTCCTCAAGCCGTTCGACGATAGTATCTCGGTCAATGACAACGCCCTCGGTTACCAGCTCAATCACCGCGCCGCCAATCTCGCCAGCGATGAACGCAGAACGCTCTTCTTCCCATAAATCACTCATAAGTCACTCATCAGTGTGGAATATATGTCCGAATAACATGCCCGATGGGATTATTGTCTACAAGATGGTAATTCTGACAGGTCTGTCTAAACTAAAGTCAGCTGTCAAAGAACAGCCGGTCCGCCAAGACCATGACTACCTACTGATTGCAGCCCATCGTTAACGTGGGCTTTTTTTTGCATTTATGATTATTCTTTTAGGATTAGAAAAACAGCATCCCATCGTCAATATAAGTAAGTGCTTCAACTATAGACTCGCCACGAGTGGTTTTATATAGTGGGAAGTCTATAAACTTGAGGCCATTAATAAAAAGTATGCAGCATGTTTTTCTGGATGTATCTATACTTATATCTTTGAATATCTTAAATGCATACTTTTGACAAGTTTCACGATCGGCCTTATCTTTTAAGTCTAATTTATTAATATCATCTACTATACTTATTCTTTTTTTCTCTCTTAACAGTCTCAATGTCGTCTCATTTTTCCGAAGCTCTTTATCCAAGTCCTTAATTTTCCCAGCAAGCATTGACACTTCGGGTGCCATTTTGAGAGCGCCAATTAAATTCTCTATTTGTTGATTAAGTTCAGAGTTACGTGCCGTTATTTGTTGAACTAAACTTTTTGAATTACCTGACTTTGTAAACTTAGTTGTGAACACTAAAACCTGATGAATCAGAACTGAATCTATCAACCCTCTCTTAATTGGCGGCGCATAGCAGCGATGTAATCGTCTCATGGGACAAACATAATACCCCGGATTATCACCCGCTACAGTGGTCACTATCATTGAGTGGTTACACACGCTGCACTTCATGATTGAGCGAAATATGTTTATTAAGTTTGGGTTGTCTCGTTCACTTAACTTTCCGAAAGGTGAAAGCTTAATATCTTGTACTGAATTATAAACATCTTCACTCATAGCTGGAGGGTAGTAGTTTTGGATTTCTTTCATCCCTTTTAGCTTTGAAGCATATGATGGAACGCAAGTTCCAATCAACGCTTTATTTGATAGCAAGTGTTCAATTGTGGAAGGGTTCCACTCCTTAATTTTCCCTTTAAAGGTTGGAGTGCTTTCATCATTTAATATTTTTGTTATTTTATTGAAAGACATCCCTTTAACTCTGTATTCAAATATCGCCCTTATTACTTTAACCCGTTCATTAATAAGCTCAAACTCTCGCGTCTGTGGATTCAATTTCATCCATCGTGGGCATGCACTTGTCATTACTCTCCCAGTTCGAGCTGCTTCTTCGCGCTTTCTCTCCCAAGCTGATTTTAATCGTTTCGACTTTATTTCACTTTCTTCATTAGCCCGCTGCGCTATCAAAATTGCTTTAATAGAAGCATATGGATCGTCAAGCGATGATGAAGTGTAGTGAGAGCCATCACATAGTGTGACCACCTCTATGCCCGCTTTTAGAATGTTCCTTAACCTCTCTGTGGCCTCGCCAATTCGTTCTCTGGATAAGCGATCAAGGCTTTCTATAAGCAACACAGTGCCTGGTTCTATAAGCCCTAAATCGACGGCCTCCATGAATTCACCAAAGGCTCCTCGTTCTGCATGAGCTCCGGTAAAGGCGCTCAAGCCTAAATCCTCATAATTAGTGTCATCCAAGTCATACTGTGGGTGCAAATCTAGCCACTGATTAATCAGATTTCTTTGCCGTCTAACGGAGTCACCATTTTGTTGGATCGTATTGGAAAACCTTAGGTACGATATTGCTCTACTCATCATAAAATTCCGCTAAGCAAAAGTAGCCTATGGTTTCACACTTCATCTGTTCATAATGTGAACAATGCCAGTCTAATTCATTGACGGTCCCATTCATCCAAAATTTCGGATGCAGTTGCCAGATGCTTATTTACAAGTGAACATCGTAAGTATTAGCCTTAAATGAATGGACTATCGTCAAACTCTTCGGTGGTCGTGTCATTAATCACATATGTCACCACGCCGAAAATCATCGTCTCTTCCCCCTCCCAGTCTCCGCCATCAATTAGGGTCACCTCATCTGGCTGATCTAAGTCCGCAAGGCATAGCGTCGGATGAAAGCGCATGCGCTTCAGAATGAACTCGCCGCAAACCTCAGCAACTACAATACTGCCGTCACAGGGCTTGCGGGCTGAGTCGATTATCAGCAGCGCGTCTTTCTTGATACCGGCGCGCCAGCTGGAGGCGGCGGAGCGCATGAGGTACTGGCCCGAATTATTAGACCAGCGGCAGGCGTCGTTCGGCGTTAGCCGATTGGTTGCATAGTCAGCTGCTGGAGATGGGAAGCCCATGTCAAAGACCTCCGTTTGGATTATAAAGCATGAAAATGCGGTGCTCTCCGTCTCTTTCCGATACATCACGGAATGCGCTGACATACATCTCAATCCACCGGTTCGCCTCCTTCAATTCCCAGCGGCAATTCACTTTCTCCAATTCGGCGCAGAAATCCTCTGTGGAGACTGTGCGCCGCCCCTTCTCGCTGATCTTGATTGCAGATTTGAATGCTGCATCAATTTCATATCGTCTGCCCATAAATCACCCCAAAATATACTGTTCATACATACAGTATAATCATGGGTTTTTTGTGTTGGGAAGTCTGAATATGAATTAACGGGATATCGTACTGATCGGGAAGGAAAGAAAGTTTTAGACTAAGGACGGCCAAACAATATTAGGTGCCTTGGTAGTATCGATCTCTTGTAGCTCATCTACATAATCTAGGACCGAGTTAACCTGTGCTGACTCTGCATCCGTAAGCTTACGCCCCACCTGTAATTTTAGTTGTAGAAGGCTGATGCTTTGCAATGCAGATGAGGATTTTTGCTGCCTTAGCGATTCGGCATCTGCTATTAACTGTTCTTTTGAAGGGGCGGCCTTGTCCACCCAGACAGGCAAGCCCTTTTCGTCCGCGCTGAGAACTTTACCAGTTGGAGCGTACCCCGAATATTTTTGGAACTCAGCATCACTGACCGCCATCTCATCAGGCGGCCACGTCCCAGCGTTCTGATAGTCTTCTTTCATTGCTACTGGATAAAATGCATTTGTTTTTGCGCTATACACGTAATTCATCATCAAGCTCCAATGGCAATCCAAGTACCTGATACCAGCATACCCTGCGTGATTGTTTTGTTTGGAAGGTTAACAGCAACAGCCTTTATTCTGACTTGCTGATTTGAAATGGCCTCAGCACTGGCGAAGCAAGGAGTATCAGTACTGGTATCGCTCCCAGAAGCAAGGCAGCAAAGAATTCCGTTTGGAAATGGAATTTGGCACTGATCAATTGAAAAATCACCACCTGCATTAGCGGCAGGGACTTTAAATACCCCCCACTGAATCAACATTCCATTCGGTAATTTCAGATAACCTTTACCTGTGGCTGAAGCCGGAAAAGAGGACATATCGGGGATTTGCCCTGCCAGTGTCCCTACAGTTTTCGTGGCCGCATTCCCCAACCCAAGATTGGCGCGCGCAGTTGCTGCGTCTTTTGCTCCAGTGCCACCTCGACCTATAGATAGTGCGGTAACGTTGCCAGAACTATCTTGGACCCCCCACTCACCAGCATCGGTGAGCACAATTGCCTTGGTGGCATTTGGTGATGACATGCTGCTGAAGTTTGAGGATGTGGCGAATGCGGCAACACCAAGCGCAGACCTTGCACCTGATATTGAGGTTGACCCGGTCCCCCCCCGACCAATTGAGAGGGCTGTCGTGTTTCCATTACTATCCTGAACCCCCCAATCCCCATCATCAGTAATTACAAGCGCTTTGAGAGCATTAGGCGACGACATGCTCGTAAAGCTTTTATTTCCACCAAAGGCAGCAATATTCAGATTTACACGAGCTCCCAGCAAGGTGTTTGCCCCGGTGCCACCACCATTAATCGACAGCGGCAAAGGGTTGCCTACGGAATCTTGAACACCCCATGCGCCATCGTCAGAGAGATAGTAATTCGTCTTGCCTGTAGGAGATGAGACCGTCGTTAATGCCGATGGCCCTGATGTGGTATTAAACGCCTGCAAGCCAAGGTTAATTTTTGCGGAATTTTGAGCATTCGCCCCCACGTTTTTAATTTCAGAAAGGTTGTTGGTTATCGAGAGGAATTGGGTTCCATTAGCCTGCTTTAACTTGGTAATGAAATTAGCGATGTTGCCGTCATCAAGTACGTCCTGCCCTGACAAGTCCGCAACATACTGTGCAACAGCCGAAGCGATAAACGTTGCCTGGCGAACGGCTTTATTTACCTCCGGTGACTTAGCAACGCCTGATTGCCATCCTGTGGAAAGGGCCGCAAGTTGAGCGTAATCATTTTGGCTTAAAACATTGGCGCCTGGTGCTAAAGCAAAGGCTTTAAAATCATTATTTGGCATTCTAACTCCAATAGCCGGCGTCAAAACCGGACGTTGCAATACTGTTGATATCAAAGCCGAAAACAGGGTGCTGGGGATCGACAACATTCAATGCCTTTACTCGCACGCCTGCAGCCTTGACCGTTAATTCACCGGATTTAATGACTGCTATTAACTCTGCCGAAGTATTTTGTAACCCATTGACCGCAATGGCGTTAATGGTTATCGACATGTCTTGATTATCAATAATCTGCATCTCAATACCCGTCCCCCTAAAAACCACCTCGAGCAATTCTTCAAGGCCGCCCACGGTGCCATCCCAGCGATTAATCGCTATTTGCGCTTTTAGAATCAGGCGATAAGTGTCGTCACCAAGAGAGGTGTATCCGTTATCAGGGTCATGTGGCCCCTGCCAGCTACCTTGATCAAACCCCACGCCGTCCGTGTCCCACGAAAAGTAAACGTTCGAAATCGGCGTAGAAACAATTCGTTTTCTACCAATCCATAAACCGATGATGTCAAGCTGCTCGCCCACAGCCTTATCCAGATCAAACTGATTAAGCATCCCGTTTAATGCCGTAGAAATATCCGTAAATGGGCGTGTGATTAAATCGATGTGCTGAAAATAGAGAGGTTTTAAAGCGTGATAGTTAGTGATCAGGTCAGTGTATTTACTCATCATGCCACCGTGATATTTATATTGGCTATATCACTGCTCGCCGCCTCGTTATAAGCAATTGGGATATTTGCGGCCGCCGTGGTTGCTGCGCTTTTACCGATGGTTAGTGAATTGATGTCGTAATAGCGACTGTCACCACCTGACATTACGCCGAGGTTAGCCGGGGAATAGATTCGGCTTATAAGTACGTCATCACCAATCCCTAGAGAATTAATATACTTCGCTACTTCGGCCTTAATTGAATCCCCCACGGAAGATGTGTAACCGGCATAAACAGAAAGGCTGATGTTGACGAATATGCCGACGACAGCCGGACGCGAGAACCTTATGGTTTTGGGTTCTCCATATTTGCCAATGATACCGATCGACGTGGTTCCAAAGGTCGATGTGCCCTGGTCTTTTTTCTTGGAGATTACGGTCGCAATTGCTGTTGAATCTCCACCTCCTACCACACAACTTATTGAGTGAGCTGGCAGCCCATTGCCATCAGTGACGTCTGTGTCGTTCTCGTAGACTCGCACTCGCGTTACGCCATCCACTTCAAAGAGCGCGCCGTCGATGCCGTCAAGGGTTGTCTGTGAAGGTAGAGCCGTACTCCTCTGCTGACGTTGGCGCAGATGTAGGTCTGTTTCCGCATTGCTTCCGGGCGTGGCTGCCAGTGGGTTAGTGGCCGAGTACCACCCGCGCGTCGGCGTTGCTATCTGGGTTATAGTTCCGGCCAGCGCTGCGACGTTTCCGTTTTGCCTGCTGGTAGCAGTCACTGTCATCGTTCCCGATACATCAATGTTCACGTTCACAGGCAGGTCCCACAGCCCCCCATTCGCATCACGAACAGCACCAGCCGTTATGAGCATGCCAGGCACTCCAGTGATAACTAAATCAGCCGTGGATTTCGTCGCCGCCTGGCGCGTGATACCGTTGATTTTAACGTTGCTGCTCAATGCACCGCTTTTCGCCGTTGCTGGAGAGAAAGAGTTGTAGACAGTGATCATGGCATTATTGGCGTCATGAATTCCCAAGGCGTAAAGGGCGATCATCTGTCCGTCTTTGCTGTCAGGGTCGATATAAGCGTCAGTACCGTAAATCTGTTGGAAGTAACTGGTGATAGTCGAGAGGATTGTCTGGTAATCGGGCGCACTGATCCCGGAGGCGGTCACGGTAGCGGACAGCCCCAGCGTATCGAGATTAAGCATTATGCCTCGCTTGTGAAGGTCGTTGCTCCGTAGATGGTGTCTATGGTTGCCGTAAATGAAACGCGCCGCGTTTTGCCGTCTACGGCCGTGTCGAAGCTGATTATTGAGCTGACGCCCTGCGTTTGAAGGATGCGCTGGCGAATAGCCAGGTTATAGACGTCTGGCGGCTGCTTACCGAGAACTGATTGGATCCATGGCGTGCCGCTAGTCTGGTCGAGAAACCACTGGCCGCGCCAAAGCATAAACCGTGTTTTAACGGCCTGAGCTACCGCCTCGGGAGAGTTAACCAGAAAGGTATTGTCGCCTTGCCCGAAGGTATAATCGCCGTTATCGTCTTCGCGTCGATATCTCATGCCGGTTTCCCCGTCTGGCCGCCGCCCGCCTGTACGCCACCGTGAACGTGATTCTGGAGACTCTTGCCCGCTGCTGTCACATCATTGGTTACGCTGATTGGCCCCAGCATAGTCGCGCCGCCGCCACTTTCGCCCATGCCTTGGCTCAGAGATCCGTTTATCGTCACAGCGCCATTAAGCACAATGGTTGGCGATGTAATTTCGGTACCGCCTTCCGCGCTGGCGATCAGCTTGCCGGGCGTTTTAACAGTAATGTCGTGACCCGCTGACACTTCAACGAATGCCGCCCCATCATCGGTACGCAGCTGCGCGCCTGTCATGCTGATGCCGATGATTTTTTTTGCCTGCGACTGAGGGCCGACAATAGCGAACGCATCCGATAAAGCATGCTGGCGAGAATCCACTGGCTCTTGCACGCCGCCGTTCTGCCACCAGAAATCGATGCAGCGGTCAGCGAAAATGACTAGGCACTCATCGCCTGCCTTAACCGGAAAAGTCAGCGTGACGCCGCCGCCGCGCTGGAACACCACCGGCACGTCGACCAGCAGCGCCAAATCGAGTGATACTGGGTTTCCGGCGCTGTCCGTATCAGCTCCCTGTAGGGCTGGCTGAACGACGCATGTCACTGTGTCAGGGTCGAATGATTGAATGATACCGGGCATCGCGACGCGCAAAGTGCTCATGATTTCTTTAGACAGTGCTGTATCAAGGTGCTGCTCGCTGCCAAGCTGGGAATTTAGCGGTACTGGCATGCTTTTCTCCGGACATAAAAAAACCCGCTCGCGGCGGGTTTGATTTTTCTTAGAATAATACCCGCAAAGGCGGGGGTTTATCACGAGACTAGATTTTAGCCGACTGATTTTTTTACTGATAAAAGTTCAATAACTTTATCACCTAGCTCTTCGGCATCTTGCATTGTACTTATAGCGTCAATTTTATTGATCTTTCTCGTCAATTTATAATCTGCCAGTACACGCCTGTGATGGGCTGTGCGCAACTTTAAGCCGATTTTCTTAAGCTCAACACAATCCAATGAATAGGTTGCAGCAGCTTGACCATCGCATAGATAATCAGCAAATCTCTTATGTGTTCCACCACTTAAAAGGCTGCCAGATTTGTCAACCTCAGGTATAAACCCATCACTCAACTGAAGCGCAGTATGGAACATACAATAATAAGCACGGCTAATTGAGTTTCTTACCCATTGTTCGCCACTATTATCTAAAGATTTTCTTGCAACATCTAAGAAATCAGCATGAGTAATAGGCATTATTCATCATCTCCAACCTCAAAAAATGCTACACAGTGAGACGACTCTAAACCCTCACTCACCATTTTATCGATCACTTCTGAGTTAAGCTTTGACAAATATCTAGCATCTTCGGTATCAATACGGACTGAAAAGGAGTAAACGCCTTCGCCATCACCTTCTACACGCGACTCTTTAGCTGACAACTCTTCACGACTTGAAATAGACATCATGATTTGTGCCAACTTTCTAAGATCAGATGAATTCTCTTTGCCAAGATTAGATAGGATATCCATCATCTCCAGGGAAGAACTCAAGTCCTCATTTACATGAAAACCGGTCTTATCCATGAGTTCAACAGTTCTTTTAATCATATCTAAATCCGCCCAAAAAGAACCAAATATGATTGCATGGCTGAACACATCAGCTAGCTGAAGTTCCAAAGCTCGCGTAAGAACTTCTCGTTGCTTTGCATACAATGAACGATTTGCCAACGTTGAAGAATAATTTACCCAACTAGCACTATCACTTGAGCAAAGCCTTAACGATTTTTCTACGCTGCTTATACCCCTCTCATGCTGACCATCAAGAAGCAAAATGACGCCTTCAATGGCAAGGCTTTGGTATGCTTCAGGCAACGCTCTAACTTCTCTTAGGAGACTCTGCTTTTGGATATCGGTGAGCAGCAGAGAACCTTCCTCAAGTGAAGGAGCAAGCTTTTCCAATATCTCATTTGACTTAGGATTAGCTAAAGCCATAATTCCCTTTGTAATTTTGGATTGTTGATCATTTAATAATTTTATTACGCAGTGAAGTGTATTACCTAAAAGGTAACTCTTCAACTTCTGGTTGCGCTTCTGATGACGTAAAACACATCTAGAACGCTCTCATAAATGTGCGAATTTGACGCGTACCAACACACGCTTTTGAAATGCGCCGCGCTACGAGCTTCCTAGCGCGCACAGATGCCATTAAAAAACGTTCACTTTTAGCATCAGCCGTAAAAACACCCAATCAGCTCACTAGCTGAGCACGAAAAGTTCAAGCTTTCCGCGTTCATTCAGCATGGCAGAATCGATTTTTTCTAAAAGCTAAGGCGGGAGTAACGCGCGTGGCACACCAAGAGGGCTCACTTTACCTTCACACAGTCATAGGACCAAAACTCGCGCGGTTGGTTCATGTTCGTGCGGACGACTTCGACGTTGAGGATGGCTAATCCCCGACACCATGACCTTTAAATCCTTTGCAAGGCGCGGCTATTGTCACCATTGACACATAACCCTTGTTTCCTTGTTGTTGACAGAGCTTAGTGTGCATAACTGCTAGCCGTGCTGCATGCTCAAAGTCGATATACCCCCTATATGATGCCTCTCCTAGAGCTGCATTTTTAGTAGAGTCGGGGATGTTTTTATCTTTAACCATTGCAGAGAAATCATTAAGGCCTGTCGCCAACGATGACATGCACTCTTCTTTATAATTTGTATTGTTATAAGCCGATATTTTTTTGCAGTAGCCCATGTATGACTGTATGGCGACCTGCACCATTCGCCCTGTCAGTTTAGCTGTTCCAACATTTACATAAACATTATCAGGTGTTGAAGATTCAGGATTTCGAGTAACAAAATCTAAGCTCTGCATCGCACGAAATAAATTATCACCGGATGCAGTACCAGTGCTGACAGTTTCTTTAGCAACTGCCACTTCTGGGTGCTCAGCATCATAAGCTTTCTGTTTCTCTTGAGCTGATTCACGCGCGAGCGAAGCATCTTTATCTCGCTTTAGTTGCTGTGAGCTTGTCAGGTCACTGGCCGATGGAGCGGTTGCATTTTTTTTCAACTCAGGCTGATTAATATACTTCAAATCAGCACATCCGAACGTACAAAAAGCCGCGAGAACTAAGGCGAGATACTTCATTGATTCCTATATTCCTTGTGAAATCTTATTGACGACAGATGATGACTGAAGGTCCGCAGCGCCCTTGGCGAGACACAGCAGGTCCATATACCAAGCCTGTCCGCGAGTGTCCCCAGTATAATTGATGCTGCCTACGATGTAATCACCGTCGGTGTTAATCGATGCAGGCTGTGCACCTACGAGTCCGTCCACATATAGATTCCCGTCCCTCTCCGTTTCCCCCAACTGGCCGCCAGAACCTTGAGTGCCAGCAATCTGCTCATTGGACAGCGCCGCACGGTACACCGAGTGCTGGTCTAGGCGGATCAGGCCGCCAAGCTTGATGTTGGGGTTGATCAGGCAGCGAACGTTTACGCCTGCACCCATCGTCTGCTGAGGCATGCCAATAAGGCCGGTATTCGCGTTTAAAACGATAGCCTCATGGATGTACTTCGTATGCGGCAGGATGTTCACCTGGTTGTTTTCGTACCACCAGTTCGCCTTACATTGTTCCGCGATGTCGTTCATCAGCACGCTTGTTGAGCGAAACACTACGCGGCCACGCGGAAAAACGGTATTGGGCATTTCTGGTACGCTGCCGGTTGTTATTCCGTAAGGTTCGAAGGATTTCATACCCACTGCAAACAGGTCGGAATACGTCCAGCCAGCGGCAAGTGTCGTTGTTACGCTGGCGTTAAGATGGCCTTCCCAGCTGTCGAGGCATTGAAGCAGTACCCACGAATCAGTGATGTTTTCTTTCCCTGCAATCGTAAAGCGGATATCACCGTTGAAAATCAGGCCAATATTTTGGTCAGGGTGATCACCGGCGGCATCCTGCAGGCCGTCATAACCCGCGATGGCGCGAATTCGCTTAAACTCTTGCCCCATGATGCGGTTTTGCGTCTCCGGGGAAAGGTTGTAAATTTTGAAGTTGCCGACAAAGCCGTTAAAGATGGTGTTCGGCATTTTTTCAATTTCGAAGGTCACTTTCAGATCGGACAGTGAAATACCTTTGCCATCACCGTCGAGAAGCTGCAATTCAAAGTGGCGCATCCAATTAAGGCTCATACTTACTCCGTCAAAACATACAGATGACTGTTAACGCCAAGGTCTGTTTTCGTTGGGTATTCCTGAGATGCGTCATCGCAGGCAACTACCAATTTGAACCCCAGCGCGAGATGGCTGTATTGCTCGAGCAAATCGGTACCCGTTACCAACGGTATGCCGGTGACGATCCCCGCATTATTGCTATCCAGCAAGTCCAAAACCCAGCCCGCCCCGTCGCGCCACACCAGGCGCATACTGAGAGTTAACCCCGCAAGGGTTGTGCTGAATGTTTGGTTATCGGGGGACAGTGGAATTTCATTAATATTCACCTACCCTCCGAAAAGACTATTTAGGATTGAAGTATTTGCAGGCTTGGGAGTTTTCACACCAGAATTCACCACCGGAGATGTGCTCACGCCATCCTTCATGTCGCCTTTGTCGGCAACGCTAATGGATTGTGTTCTGGTGAGAATCAGCTCTCTTAGCGTGACCGTGGCCATTAAGACATTTTCACTCGTCTTATCCGTGGTGACATCCAAATTGCGGATAAGCATGTTTTGGTATTGGCGCTTCCCAGTGACAACATCAAAGGGCTGACGACTGCGCTGCAGGTCAAGCAGGTTCTGATAGGCCTCCTTCGGGCTTAACCCCAAAGAAAGGCCGATAGAAGTCGTGTCCAAAAAACTCGCATCCAGCAATGATCCGCCACCAGAAAACCCCAACTCCATAACAACCTCAGAGGGTCGTCGGTAAGCGTGGTCGGAAGTGAACCCCGCGCCAGAAGAGCTGTCACCGGTATTGGTCGGCACCTCGACCGGATGCTCAGTAATCTCGAGCGCGTCGGAATGCTTCTCTGTAATCACAACGTCAGGAATGATGAGGCCTATTCGCCGAGAACGCTGGTGAAACAGTACGGAAAGAATATCCATTAGCCCGGCCCTTTATACATTTGCTGATTAGCCCGTGAATTAACAGCCGTCTGGTGCTGACCTATCTCATTGGCCGTCGCGCGCGGATCGGTCGCGCCATAAACGGTGATGTGCGTTTCTTGGTTCAGCGTGTTGACCGGAAGATTGCTCTTCACTTTAGGCACGTACTCGCGCGTTTCCCTAGGGGCCAGCGCCATGCCGTACTTCTGCACGTTGCCGATCCCCCAGTTATACGACGCCAGCGTTTTATCTAAGTCGCCGCCGTTCTGCTTCATCAGCTGAGAGAGGTATTTCGCCGCCGCCTGCGCTGACTTAAGCGGATCAAACGCATCGTTGCCACGCAGCCCCAAATCCTTGCCTGTGCCTGGCATTATCTGGAACAAGCCTTGTGCGCCAGCGTCAGATACAGCGTTAGGGTCGCCCGCCGATTCAGTGATTGCCACGCTTTTCAGCAACCCTTCTGGCAGCTTATACAGCGCCTCAAGCTTGCTGAATGTTGGCTGTAACCAACCAAGCAGCGCAGCACCGGCCGTCGTCGGTTTTGGCGTGGTGTCGCCTTCAGGCATGGAGTAGTCAGTGCTCGAGGTGTTGGTCTGAGCGGCGGCCATATTCACCAAGCGCAGCAGCGCATCTGTAAAACTATCAGCGAATTTCTGGCTTTTTATCCGGTCAACGGTTTGATTGAACTGGCCGGCAACCGTACCAGGCAGGTCGGCGTTTTTAATCTTGCGGGCTGACTGAGCGTGCTGCTCAGGATCGCCGTTCTGCCGCTGGTATTCATACCAACCTCCAGCCTTGAAGCGGCTTTTAATGTCCTGCCAAAAGCCAATCGCCTTCTCACGCATCTCTTGCGCATTTTTCTCGACGCCCGGCATGGCTGACGGATTATCTTTGCCTTGGGTAAAGAGGTCTTTCCCCAGTTTTGCAACGTCAGACCAGCGACCTTCCTGAATGGCATTAAGCAACTTCCCGATGGTATCCAGCATTTTCGCCAGCTCACTAAACTGGTGAGTCAGGCTGTCCAACTCCCACTTCGCCGTCCACGTTTTCGGGTCGATACCAAACAGGTCGCCGACTTCTTTAGCCAGACCTTTGACGCTTTTCAGGAGCTGATCAATGCCCTTTAACGCGGAGGTAATTCCCGGTTCCCACTCTGCCCAGTTGATTAGGCTTTTCCCGCCCTCTTTCCACGTTTTATAGTCGTCGTAAAGCAGCACCAACGAACCAATCAATGCGGTGATCATGCCAATTGGCGAGGTCAGGAAAGCGCTATTCAGCAGCTTCCACGCAACCAGCAATCCACCGAACGCAGCTATGAGTTTCTGCGTGCCACTGTCGAGATTGTTAAACCACTGGCGAATATCACCAGCCGCCTGAATCAGCCGGAAGACTACCCGCCCGATAGCGTCAGCCAGCCAGAGGATGCCTTTAACGCCGCGGGTGATGGTGTCTTCGATTTTCGGGAAGTTGTCGAGGATTTGCTTGCGCAGGTTGTCGATTGAACCCGCCAGACCGTCAGAGAGGTTAGAGCCAATCTTGTCCCGCGCCATGCCTGCCATTGCACTGAAATCACGAAGCGAGGTCATGAAGCGGTTAGAGCTAACGGCAGCCTGATCGGCGTTGAAGCTAATCACTTTTGCCATCGCGGAATATTCAGCGGTAAAGCCAGTTAGCCCACGACGCATCGCCATCAACGTATTTTCATCGATGCCAAGCATCTGCGCATACTGATTAGCGCGGTAGTACGGCATTTTGCTGAGCTGCTGGCCGACGCTGGTAAATACGGCTGACATGTCCCGCATGTTGCCGCTGGCGTCGCGCGTCTGGACGCCGAGCCGGTTCAGGAAACCTTCCGCACCAGGGTTATTACGGATAAAGCGTGAGAGGCTTTCTAACGAGCCTTGGGCCGCTGCCGCGTTTGAGCCGGTTTGCGACGCTGCATAGCCGATGGCTTTAATGCCTGCGACCGTTGCGCCAGTGCGCTGAGACGCCCAGTAAAGGTCATCCAGCCCAGAGGCAATCTTGGCGGTGAACGCTGTTACCGTCAGCGCTGCGCCCTCGACCACGGCAGCCATTTTAAAAACGTTCGCCGTGACGCCAGCAATTACGCTGTCGAACTTCTTCGCACCAGCATCATCGATTTGGAAACCGAGGCTGATCAGGAAGTCCTTAATAGTTTCAGCATCCATCGTTATCAGCTCTCCACTGCTCTATCAGCGCCTCGTTGTCAGCGTCCAAATCAAGGCAGTCATTCATAAAGGCGATATCAGCGAGATCGACCGTGCCGTCCTTTAGGTTTGGATAAGTGATGTACCCCGCCTTAACGGGGCGCATCAGCCAGTCCTCGCCGCCGGGCAGCGTCTCGAGCGTTAGTCCGCTGGAGCTTCCTCCACTCCTTTCGCGGGGAGTTCTCGCAAAAAATTTCCCAGCGAATCACCCACTACGCGACCCACGATTTGCAGCATGCCGAGCATGTCCAGATCGTCAAATGCCAGCTCACCGCCTGCAAACACTGGCACCCAGCCTTTTTGATGTTTGCGTGACGTTACCGCCAAGCAGGGATAGATCACTGCGTTGGCGTCGTCGTCGCTCAAATCTGAGAGAGACTGGGCGATTTTGGGCAACACCTTCTCCATGATGGTCGCGGCGTCACCCTTCGCGGCCAGCCCCTTAATCGCCTGAAAATCTGAGAGCATGCCGGACAATACCGGCAGCAATTTACGGGAGACTTTGAACTGGTCGAAGACGCTCAGCTTAGCGATGCGGTATTGCACGCCCTTAATTTCGAATTCCATCGATTAGAACTCCCCTAGCAGTTGGTCAACCTTGCCGCCGTCAAACACCCATGCGACCGTTCCGGCCACTTTCGGGTTATTCCAGTCGGGTTGTTTTTGGAAGGCTGCGGAGCGAATGGTCACTAAGTCACCGGACGCCGAGTTGCGAATGACAAAAACGTTATTCCCCCAAAGGGCAGATGACTGGCTTTGTGCGTTATAGGCCAAAGACAGCTTTTTATTAACCGGCGAGGTCTTGAGCAGGGTAATGGTCACCGTCGCCGCCTTTCCTGCGTGCAGGCTGTGCATGACTTCGCCGTCAGCGCCGATGGTCATGGTGTTCTTCGCTTCGGCCATCGCAACGGTGATGCCCTCTTCGGCGTTCTGCGCACCGTAGCCCAAATCAATAATGCCGGTCGGGCCGGACATGGATGCCGAGACATCTATAAAAGAATAAGCTGCCATTTTTTATCCTTATCGAACGACGTTGATTTGAACGTCAGCGAAGTGAACAGCGCCAGCAAGTTTGCACGCCACCTGAATAACCGGGGCTTTTCGCTTCTCGCGGTCAGCCTGCGCCTGCGTTGCCAATGGGTTGGCGTAAACGTAATAACCTTTGGTCAGCGTATCGCCCGGACTGACTTGCCCAATCGGGCCACCGTTCCAAATACCTGGGGCGACCAGCCCGTTAGAAACCGCCTGATCCATCGACTGCTCAACGTTGGTCAGCAAGCGAGTGACGCCCGCTTCGGTCTGAGGAATTTTGGTGGCGCTGGTATAAAGCAGGTTAAAAAGATTGGTTTGGACGAAGTTTTGCAGCCAGTCGAGGCCGTGGCGCTCGTCGAAGAAATCGCCGTTGGACATCACGCCCTGCTGGATGATTGCCGTATCGTTCTGGTAGTAAACGAAGACGTTGGCATCCTTGGCGTCGATGGACGCTGCCTGTGAAACCGTCAGCGTTTCGTAGGTTACCGTCGGCTCCTGCTGGAATTTCAGCGTAATGGTGGTGTTGTTACCGTTGAAATTCACGGTAAATGCCCGACCGAACGCCGACAGCGCGGCGTATTTGCTGGATGAGGAATACTGGCAGAACGTGCGGCCATAGCTCCCCGTCTTCAGCTTCGACGCCAGATCGGTCGTGGTCGCCGCTACCAGCGTATTCGGGTCTTGCGTGGTTACCGCAAAAATGCGGGACACGCTCGCCGATTCGATAGCAGTCGCCACGGAAAGCACATCAGCATCCGGCAAAGCAGCCGAATCAGCGATGCCCAGCCCATACCAGTTGGTGAACTGCAAAACGGCGTTAACAGCCTGCAAGAGCGTCTCCGGCGTGCCGGTCTCACCGGCAGCAATCGTCTTAGCCCAGCGCCCCACATAAACCTGTGTTGGCGCGGGTTTCTGCGAGAAGAAGACGGTCGCCGCTTTGTATTCTTCGCTGGTAATGCCGAAGTCGGTACCGATGTCCTCAGCGCCAGCGTAAAGGCGAATGCGCTCGGAAACAGGAATAACCTCGGACGAACCGAGGATCAGCAGAGCGCCAAAGTTGCGCCCCGTTGCCGCCGTCGGCGACATGATGACGTCCACTTGGACGACATTAGAAACAGGTAAGCCCTGTGGCATGGTTTAATCTCCGAAAAAGGAAACGGATGCATCGAGGATGGATTTGATTCCGTAGGTGCGGACCAACTTGCGGCGCAAGTAAATGGATATGTCATAGCGCCGCACCCACTGGTTATTAATCAGCTCTGGCGCGGGGGTTAACTTGGAATACGTGCCGAGGGAAAGGCCGATTTCATTCAGCTGTGCGTTGTTCTGCGACACCATTAATCCGTCGCGAAACTGCTTAGCAATGCTTTGGCTGTTCGGCCCGTAGAACGAGGCCAGACACTCGATTTGCTCATGCTTCCACATCTCAGCGGAATCATTGGTTTGGTTTTGAAAGGCCGGATTAGCATCATCGTCAGTCACCATAATTCCGAGCGCACACCAGTTCGCATCCTGCGGCGGCATCGCTGCCTGTGTGGGCGTCCAGCGGGGGCGAACCATTCCAGCGGGTAAGCCTGACAATCCTCTCAACCACTGGCTAAGCTTTCGCTCGAGCACTTCGTCATCGTCTGGAGGATTGCCGATAGGCGTCAGCCAGCCCGGCGCCGTGGTGTCATTGTTCAATAGGCGTTCCTCCGTCAAACGGCTGCAACTCGCAATGCGCCTGAACGAATCCCGCGCCATAAGCCGTGTAAGGGTCAACGAACGTTACGCGATAGTCGCGATTCTGGTAGGTCACGATATCCGCATCGCGTCCGGTCTGGCCCTGCGTCAGTCGTTCCGTGGTAATAATGAGGATCGCCCCATTAACAACCTGCCCGGCCTGCATGCGCCGCGCCTCAAGTGAACGGTCAACTGTCACCACGCCAGCAAAAGTGGTTTTCGTTTGCGCGTTACTGGCAAAGCCGTCTTCGTCAACGGTCTGAATGTTCCGAGTCACAACCAGGGAGAAGTCAGCGAAGTCCGGGTCAAAGAGAATCTCGGTCACGTCAAGATTTGGCATTTTTGGTCCTCACGACATAGGTTATGGCGCGCCGATACTGGCCCTCATCAATCAGTGGGCGCGCGTTCGCATTGTCCGGTGCGTTACCCGCTGCGCGGCTCGCAAGCTCTTTAGCGGCCCCTTTATGCCCACGTGCTGCACGCGCTTTAAGCGTGCTTTCTGCGAGGGGAGTGAAGCCGGTAATAGTCATGTAACGCTTGACGCCATCAGCCGCGATAGTGCCTGCGGAGTTAAGTGCCTGTTCAGCAGCACCGACATTCCCATCCAACGCAGCAATAGCGGCCTTCTTCATCTGCTCGACCGTCTGAGCCTGCACAGATTCGACGCCGGGCTGCAGGTGAGGACGCGCCGGTATGTTTTTAGCCGGCGACCCTTTTTCGTTGATGTAGCCGATTGCAGCGTTACCAATGTCAGACTTCTCGCCCTCCTCTGGTTCGCGCTGATCGGCTTCCGCTGGGATGCCCACCAGCACATCGCGACCAACCATTTCTAAAAGCGCAGAGAGGACATCCCGGCTTTTATCAGCTCGCACCGTCAGGCCGCTTTTCATAGCTGGATCCCGCCAAAGCCAAACATCGAGATGTATTGCCAGAACTCCGAGCCGTAGCGGGTGTTGTTCCAGAACTTCGCGTCAGGGTCTAGCGTGGCGCTGGTGTCATAGCTCATGCTGACCTTGTCCACTGACTTCGAGGTCAAGATCCCGCTATTACTGCCGCCCGCGCCGCCAACCTGAGCAGCCCGCTGGTCCGCCGAGTTAAGCGCCAGATAGTGCGCGACGAAAAGCTCGACGATATAGGGGAACAAGTCCCCTTTATCGGACCCATCAATCAGTAAATCAGCGAGGTTGAGGCGGAATTGAATGGTTGTGTCGGAGTATTTGGTTACATCGGAGAACTGAGGGAAATCGCGGCGAAAATCACTTATCGTCGGTAGATTTCGGTTTCTTGCCATCGTTGGTTTCCTCAACTACTGGCTTTTGCAGTTCTGCCAGCTGCGCGGTCAGGATTGCGATCTGCTGGTCTTTTTGTTCACCGGCATTCTGCAACTCTGTAATGGTGCCGTCCTTATCGGTCAGCTGCGCGCTCAGGCTGTCGATTTGCGACTGAAACGCTGCTGCATCAGCCGCAGCCTTCGCCTTACCGGTCACTTCAGCATGTGCAACAACGAACCAGTGATCAGCCACCTTGTCATCAACCGTGTGCTCGCCAAGGTCGAAGCGCTGGCTTGAGCCATCTTCAAAGTTGAAATTGAACGGCGTATGCACCCGGATAATTTTCTTAGCCATTTAAATCTCCTGTAAGCCCCTTTCAGGGCTTGAGTGGGTTAGATGCCGTCCAGATACGCCATGGTTTCAGGGTACGGTGATTCGACTGCGCCCAGCTTGCCGTAGTAGGTGGTCAGCTGGAAAATGCCGCGGTATTGGATCGGCACGTTTTGCAGAGGAACCATCGGGAAGCGAACGTATTTTTTATCGTTGGTGTAGGCAACCATGCGGTCAGTACCGCCAACGCCGGCGCCTTCCAGCCACTTCACCGCGTAAATATTCAGCGGCACGCCGTTCTGATGGTAGGCAATGGTGTTCATTTGCAGGTAGGTCAGCAGTGACTGATTACCAGCATCAGACACGACACGCTGAGCCAGAAGCGCAAAGGCTTTTGGCGGCAGACGCAGATCGCGCGGCACCAGCGTATAGCCAGTGGCTCTCCATGCATTAGTCAGCAGCGAGTTGATCGAGTCCAGAATCTCTTGGTTTGTAGAGCTAGCCCACGTCTTAACTGCATTGGTAACGGATGCACCGGCATAGTTAAATAGGCCGTTTACGCCCAGGTGGATATCACCGCGATAAACTTGCTCATCGGTATCCATGTTCCATTTGAGCTGCATGCCATCGTACTTCTGCGCATCAACCGGACGGCCAACCTGCGCGGCGGCGGCCAGCTCAACAACGGTCCAGCCAAGTTCCATTCCCCATAAGCTCAGCGGAAAGCCTTTTTTATGGATATCAAGGCTGATACCGGCAATGGCCGTGGAATCCTTGCCGATCCAGTTTTTACCGTTCGGGTTTGGCGTACCGGCCGCGGCGAACGAGCTGTTAGTGAAGGAGCTGATGTCATCAGCGATTGATACGTCTTCGCGCAGTTGGATATCGCGCGACCAGGTGTATCCCACCAGTGGCAGGTTCAGGGTCTGGTCGAGGCGCTCAAGTTCGCCAACCAGAAACGCACCCGTGCTATCAACGGTAGCTTGGTCAAAAGTAAACATATTTAGCGGCTCTCTTAGATGTTGTATGCGATTTCGGCATTGCCTAAAGCATCGCCAGCACCGGTGAATGTTGCGTTAGGCAGCACGACGGTTTCGTCGGTAATTGCAGCCCCCAAAATTGCGCCCAGCGGGCTGGTATCCGTCGGATTGGCGTTACGCACGTAAACCGGCGCGCCTTTCGTCAGATTTACCGCAGTGCCGCCGATATTCACGGTCATGTAGCCGCGCTTCATCACGTCGCCAGTAAAGTTGCCGTTGCCGCCAATCTGGCGAACCAGATCAGGTGTTGAGGTGGTTGGATATGGGCGGACATAGAGGCCAGTAATAACGGTCGCTACGTCTGCGGCGGCTAGGGGGATGAACTTGCCGTTAGCGCTATCCTTGCCAACCAGGCCATAAGAGCTAAAGGTGTTCGTAGCGTCGAGGATAACCGGCTCGGTGGTTAGGTCTTGCGGGCGTGAGATAGCCCCGGCGATGCCTACTGGCATCCGGTAAAGTAATGATGGCATTGGGTTACCTTATTTTTTCCAGTGAGCTGCGAAAGCCGCGTTAAGAGCAGCCGGAGAGTTTTTGTTAGAGGCGTCGAAGGCGCTGATGCGGGTGGTATTTACAACCGCATTGTTGCGGGCCTTGGCGATTTCACTGGCAGAGACAAAGGTCGCGTCGAGTGTCGCTTTCGGCATTTTGGCGAAGTCCGGCGACGTGCCGACCAGCGGGGAAAGCAACGCATAGCCCTCAGTCGTTTTAAACGCCGCGTCCATTACTGAACGCTTGAACGAACCAAGCTTTCCGCCTTCCGGCAATTTAACGCCCGGCATGATGAGGTCCGCGCGAGAAATGACGCCCTGAGCGTAAGCAGCATCAGTCGTCATTTTCTTCTTCTCTTCTACTTCGTCCGGGTCGTCGGAATCAGTGGTCGCCGAAGCCGGACTAATCAACTGCTGGACAAGCAGGGTCAGCGCATCGACTTTCTTCTCCAGTTCGCCAACAGACGTCGCCCCGCCTTCGCCGTCTTCATCAGTCGTCAGGCCGCCCAAGTCTTTCTCAGGCGGTAGCGGCTGCGCGGGGTTAATGGTGATGTTTACTGCGCGAGCCAAATCAAGGCTAGGCTCGATCAGCTCGTCGGGCGCGTTATTCACCAAATCAGCCAGACCATCGGCATCTTTAGTTTTAATCGCTCGTTTCAGCTGGCTAAACCAGCCCTGATTTTTGGTTGTCATGAATCTGCTATCTCCGATTGAACAACGAATGCCTGCGCGACCGTTCGGGACGCTCGCACAGTGGTTACCGATAATGGTGTGTTGCCGGGCTTTTCCGGGCGCGGTTTGCTCGTACTCGGCGTCGTAGCCCATTGAGATCTGGTCCTGCCCATCCATTACCTTTTGAATGCCTTCGGCAGTTTTGATATGGATGTCGCAAAGCATTAAATCGGACTGGTCGCCGGTACCGCGCCGGACGTTTTGGATGTGGCCGTGCGCGTGGTCTTTCCAGTTACCCGGATTAACCATTTCGCTGGGGTGACCAAGGGTGAAGGCCATGCCTTCGAAGGAAGCGAGCGTTTCGGGGCGGAAAACTTCATCAGCGTCGCGGGCGACAACAATCTCGCCATCCTCGTCGCCTATCAGACCTTCCAACTCGCTTTCGTGGTAAACCTGTGAGCCTGTACGGGCGATTGGCACGTCTTTACAGAGCAGCGAGCCGTCGGCCATTTCAAAGCGGGTGTTGCCTAGGCGAGTAATGAAAAAATATTGCATTAACATTCACCATAAGGTTAATTAATGTTTTCATTACAAACTTTAAGGAAAATAATGAAGACATTTATGGGTTACACAATTAAAACTTTACTAATCACCTTTGCATTTACTATCACGTACATTTGGGGATTTATTATTTCGAAAAATATTAATTACCCGTGGGGCGCAATAATAATCAACATTTTATTTGCAATATATGCTAGTTGTATTTTAGCTTGTGAAAGAAATGGAAGAATAAAAAACGGAAAAGACTCTAGGTTACTAGCCCTGTCTACAGCTGCGGCTCCTTTAGCTGTTTCAATTATTGACGCACTATTTGAATTGCCTAATGTAAAATCTCAATTTGATGTGGCAAAAGCATTAACATTTTTAATAGGTACATTTGCCTCATGGCTTGTATTAACATGCATCGCCGCTATCCTTTTTAAATTGTTCGATAAGAAATAATATTTAAATTACGACCTCACAATAGCATCGACAGTTGGGAAACTGCCCCGCATGACCTGTCATACCATCCAATATTGGCGGGGCAATCCATTCCACATATTTACCCTCCATTTTTTTATGTGAATGTCGGACATCACCGTCATCGGCCGTGCGCCAGATATAGCCAGCAGAGCCGATGGCGGTTGATCGAGCCTGAGTCAGTGATGTGGATGCCCGCCCAACTTCAGTACGGGCGATCAAACGCGCACGCGAAGCGGTAACTTCGCCTGTGCGCATAATTTCTTTTTGCAGCACGGTTGAACGCTTACCTGATACCACGGCTTCAATCGCCTGGTTGTGAATGTCGTAAACGCGGTCGGCGGCCTCGAGCGGGAGGGATTTAAAGAGTTTGATTTGCTCAGACATCATGCTGCGAACAACCGAACCCGTACTGCTATCCATGATGTCGCGCAGACCAGCAGAGATTGCCTGTGACCTGTCACGCCACATCGCATCATCCGAAATTTTCAGCGTTTCAATCAGGCGCGCAGACACTGACTCGGCCCATGGTTCGATCAGGTCGGCGTAACGTTCCAGCCGGTCCATGATGTCGGTAACGCTATCATTGGAACCATCGTAAGAACCCTCGACGATTGCTCCGACTGCCTGCGCTATCTGTCGTAATTGTGTTCCGAGTTGGCGCTCCGCCCGCTTTAAGTTGGGCGGCTTGGACATCATCGAGGTCTTTCTCGCTCGGCGGCGGGAGATCATTGGCATCGTCAATATCCTTGTCGCTTATGGTCCCGCCCAAACCGGTTACGCGTGACGTCTCTTGCAGATGTTGAGCGCCAGCCTTCTCGGTCATCAGTCCGGCGTCCACGGCTTTCACCGTAGCGTCAACAACCTTGTTGGCCGTTTCCGCGCGCTCGCCATCAGGCGTCTGCCACAGCTCATTGAACTCGAAGGAGAAGTCATCGGGCAGTGGCGTTGAGTACATGCTCATGTGCAGCACGGCAAAAAGCTTGCGCACAGGACGGCGCAGCTTTCTTTCCTGCTGAGTGGACACGTTGTCGTAGTAGTTGGCGAGGTCAGTGTCGCCGGTTGAGAATCCGGCCGGTGATTGGCCGAACAGCCGGACAAGAGGAATGCCGAACGCGCCGGATACCTGCTGGCCGAACTGCGCCAGCACGTCGCTTAGCCCGGCGAAGGCATACGAATGGGCCTCGAACTTATCCTTGGCGTCCATGATCGTCATGCCTTCGCTGCTCTGGTACTGACGAATCATGTCCATATGCGCCATCAGCGCTTTAAATGCTGGGTTGTCTTTACCCATCGCCAGCAGGCCGCGAAGCCCTTCAATGCTGTACGTGCGAAGGTGGGCTTTGTAAATCAGCTGGGCCACGCCAGTCGTCGCGGAGTCGAACGCCAGAAGGCGATCAAAACAACGCTCAATAACTGACATCCCCCAGTCGTTTTCGGTCAGGCGCTGCTGGTATGGCAGCGTGACACCATCAAATCGAATTAGCCGCGAGTGGTGAATCTTCCACGGCGGGATGCCAGTCGCAGACGTCACGACTCGGTAAAACTCAGGCATGCCAAAGTCTGGCCCGATCTCTTTGACGCGCTGCTCGGTCGCTGCGTTGAGCATCCAGCGGTCCATCACCATGATGCCTTTGAAGGAATCCTTCGCGATTGCCTCGATACGTAGCGGCGTCGAATAGTTCTGCCCGTCAATCAGGATCACCCCGACCGCGCCGCCGTACAAACGCGCCCATTTCAACGTGTCGTTTAGCGCCTCCCACAGCCCCATTTCATCCCAAGCGTTGTCGAGTTGCTTCTTGCGGCCGTCTTCCAGCCTTGAGGTGATGGTGATGCCCTTGCGGGTCATGTCGTCAGGAACGGCATCAACGCCAACGCCGACGAGCCATGATGAGCGGTAAGCCTGCTCGACCAGCAGCCGGTTACGCGACGTCCAGTTGTTCTTGTAGGTGCTGGCGCCAGACTGGTTCGACTCGTTCAGGCCCAGCCGGGCAACAAAGTTTTCGTAGCTGTCGTGGGTCGGGATGCTTATCGACTCGACAGATTGTGTTTGTGACATGTTCAGCCTCTGCCAAGTTTCGCCCACGTGCCAAGGCCGTCCGCGCTGGTGATGTAGCCATCAAGGCCATATCGCACGGCATCCCAACAGTGGTTGTGTTTATCGACGATGATCGGGAGGATTTCCCCGGTCAGCCGGTCGGTTTTGTAGGAGTAGAGGCGCGCCTCGTCGATCATGTGCTTACAGCGCTCATGGATGACTATCGTTTCGAAGCTGCGAAGGTAAGTGATGCCGTCTTCCACGCTGCCGGGCCATTTCGACGCGGCGTCGATGTTGAAGCCCTGCTGTCCGATGTAGCTGATTGTCTCCGGTCGGCTGTTATCGCCATGAATGGGCCACTTGCGCGCTTCGGGGATTGAGTCGTAGAACTGGGCCATTTGGACCAGCTCTACGCCCACGCCGTAAGCCTCGTATTCGATATACAGTGAGTTATCGAGCATGAAGCAGCGGATGAGCGTGGATGGGTCTTGCGAGAAACCGAAGTCAGCGCCAAAGAAGAGTCGATCTGCCTGAAGGTACAAATCATCGGGAAACGCTTCGACGCGATACTTGCCGGAGAAGATAACCGCCTCGCTAATCGCGCGCGGCAAACCGAGCCAAATATGCTCGTATGCCTCGTAATCGATGCGCTTGCAGTACTCCATTTCCTGCCGCAGAACGTCAGGGAAGAAGGTATTATCCGGATAGTTGACCTGGCGGATGATAGCTCCACCGTCCGGCGGGTCTTCTTCGTGGCGCTTCATCAACATGTACGTTGGGTCGGTCGCCTCGCGCGGGTTATAGGAAACCCAAACTTCTGACTTATTGGCGCGAACGGTCGGGCCGAGGGTGTCCCAGCTGTCTTGCGATACCGTCTGCGCCTCTTCCACCCAGCAAATCTTGATGCCGTACATCGACTTGATGCTCTGGATGTTGTTACGCAGGCCTTTAAACGCAAAACGGGTGCCGTTACGCCCCTCGATTTCGTTGTTTTTTACCTTATAGAAGTGAGCGAGACCGAGCGCATGGATCTCAGCGTCCAGCAGTGCCAGCACCGAATCGTTAATAGAGTTTTGGAACTCACGCGCGCAGAGGATGATCATCGGCTCAATCGCGCCCTGAATAACCAGAGAGCGAGCTATTTCAACCGACTTACCGCCACCGCGTCCGCCGTACATCCAGCGCCAGCGCACGGAACCTATCGGCGCGTCGTAAAGTACATCTGTCGCCCAGTCACTACTAAAGGCGTACAGAACACCGTCAATTATGACTGGGCTATCGTTTTTCCCGCGCGCAGCTTCTCCATGTGAGAAGCCCACACGTCGCTCGGGCAATTAGCCGGGGTAACGATGCAAACTTTGCCGTAGCTCAGGCCAGCCAAATCGACGTTGACCTCAGTCTTACTGGCCGCCATATCGATGCCAGTAAGCTGCGCGGCGTTCTTAACGTTGGGCGCGACCTGTCCAAACTTCTTATCGAGTAATGCCTGCTGGGCCGATTTATAAGAAAGCTCCGCCAGATCCTTCGCGTCGAACGTTACGAGCAATGCAGCTTCCTGTCTCAGCTCGCGGATACGGCGGCGAACGTCTGGCCGCTTAAGCAGAGTCGGGGCTTGAGTGTCAGCTCGCGTCGGTGAGTAGCCCGCGCAGATTGCGGCTTCTTTTTGGGTCATGCCGCGCGCAATGTTCTGCGCAAACTGTTCGTGCTGCGGCTTTAAAACACCCTCGTTTTCCGGCGGTTCTTCCTGCGCAGGGCTGGCGCTTACTGTGCGGTCGTCATCTAGTGCCGTCTGCTTTTGCGCAGTTTTGCGCATTTTTTTTTGCGCAGAAGGCTTCTTGATGTATCTTCTCGCTGAGGTGTAATTTAGATTCTGCGCTTCACACCATTCTTTAGGGGATATTCCAGTACTGGCATAATCGGCGAGGTACTGGTTTTGCAGTATTCCCCAATCCGGTTTTGCCATATTGTCCTCTTAAGAAAAATATATTCTTGTAAAGTTGTTGATAAGTATTTTCCAGAACTACAGCAGCAGACAGTAAATAAATCGATATTTACTTTTTCCAAATAGAAAGGGAGTCTCACATGGCTATAAGAATTTCAGGAAATAAAGTTTACAATAATGGTGGTGACGGAATTCGAATCGGAGTTTCCGATGGAGTCGATGTAAGTGTCGATAACAACGACATTTCCGGGAATGGTGGGCAAGGTGTAAATGTTCTTCCAGACCTTAGTGATCTGTATACCGCAGGCCTGAAACCTGAAACCCCGCATGAGATAATTAAACAAGCGCATACAGAGTTGTTACAAGCTAGTAAAGCATCCCCTGAGCAACAAGCAGAATTGCTCAAAGGGATTGGGTTTTCTAAATGGTTAAACAACGGAGCAAGTTTGGCCACTATAACTAGCCTAATCCTGCAGATTTTCCAGAAATAATTTAACGGATGCATTGAGTTCGCACATATTCTTGCAAGCCGGTTATTTGCTTATTACTGATTTCGATGCGGTCTCTGAGGATGAAATAATCCCGTTGAGCGGCGTCAGTAGGTCGGGCGCTGGCGCCATCATCCATGCTGGAGGTGCCGGCGGCTTTACCCGTTCGCTTGCATGTTGCGTTGAGCTGCAACCGCTTAGTGCCATTAGTAACATCATCGTGAAGCTTTTCAATAGTGGCTTTGGCATCTGCCAATTCTCCGATGTATTTTTCATCAAGAGCAGCGACATCTTTCTGACGAGCTTGCAGATCATTTATCGTCTCTTGCTTCTGTTGCGCGAGATAGGTGGCTTTATCAGCACGGTCGCTTTGCTTATTTACCTCACCGATAAGGATGTAAATCACCATCGCTGATAATAAAAGCTCCACGCCGATAACAATCCATGCTTTCACTGTCATTTATCCAGCCCCCAGCATGTCAGCTCGCTCTCTTGGTCGCGGCGCTCAATCTGGCCGAAACAGTTATTTGCGCGGATGTTGCAGTCTTTGCCGCCGTCTTGCACCCAGCGCTTTATCTCGGCGCATGCCCCGCGCCGATCGCCAGCATTAAGCTTGCGATAGAACGTGGAGGGGAAGCATTTGCCGGGGCCGATGTTATACGGGCAAAAGGAGGCGATTCCGGCAATTTGCGGAGCCGTCAGCGGTATGTGGACATTCTTCTCCACCCACGCAATCGCGGCATCCTGCTCAATCTGGTTCACCTGTTCGCATTGCTGTACAGTAAGGCGCATGCCCTGTGCCACCGGCTTGCCATCAACGCGCGTTGCGCCGCGACAGATTGTCCAGATGCCTTTGCCGTCCTGATAGGGGTTGAGGCGATTGCCTTCTTTCTCGTCGAGGAACTGGCTGAGTATCGCCGAGGCACTGGCTCCAGAGATGATGAGAGCTATCACGGCCTTGCTGAGCTTGCTTTTAACACCAGACGAAACGGCCATTACTCACCGCCTAGCGCGCGGGCGCGCCTGCGGTCTTCTTTGATTTTGAAATATAGGTTGGTCATATACGTCAGCACCGCAACGCTGATGCCTGCCAGCACGCCGATAGCATTCCACTGATCCGGACTAAATGTGTTTAACAGGCCGTTCAGGACGCTACCCGCCGATGCTCCGTATGCAACGCCAGTAGTTAATTTGTCCATTTTCATAGTCTCCCCCTCCGGGATTCCGGTTGGGTGCGTCGTAGTCGTAATAAATAAAAAAGGCTCACGTAAGTGAGCCTTCATAAGGTAATTTTTAAAAAACTTAAAAATGAATAATTTATTTTCCTAATTTCGTTTTGACCCACTCATTTTTCAAACAAACCTTCACGTCATCCAATAGGACATTACAATAACCTCTTACAACATGAAATTGGTTAACATCTTCTTTCTTAGAATGACTACTACGACAATCAAACAAAGCAAAATCATATATTTTATTCATACGTGAAATTATTTTTTCCGATATTTCCTCCTGAGGATTAAGCATGAGAGAGGCCTTGTGCATTAATAACCCCCAGCGATTCTGGAGATTTCTTAACTCTTTATTTATATCCATATAGTCATTAAAAAAAGCAATCAATTGATTATTAGATGTCTCAGAAAAATCTCTTCCTTTGATGTTTTCCTTACAATCATTATAAGCTTTATATGCAACACTTGATTTTAAGCTTAACTCCACCATATTTTCAGAGTTTGCAACAAATTCAGAAATCACAGCGCGCAATTCATTAATCCAAGCTTGTCGATTTGCAGAAATAACTTGAGCGTTAAAGTTCCTCTCTGAAATAAGTAACTGAGCGTCCCTATCTTTATCAAAAGATATTTGTTGAACTCTTCGATCTGATTCAATAATTTCTTGATTTTTTTTTATAGTTTTCCACGCAATAACTGCAGGTATTGTACCAGCAATAAGAGATCCTAAAATCGTAGCAATCATAGTTGCTGCTACCGACCAAGTATTATCACCGGTATCAAGAAATATTTTGGGAAGATAATCTAATGCGAAATGCGTACTAGATGATACTTGTTCAGTTGTAAAAGGGTACGGTATCCCTTGCCATGTCATATTTTGCCCTCCTCAAAAGAAAAAGAAAGCATATCTATGATTCGCAAAAGTGAAAAGCCCCAGCGAATGCCGGGGCTTAAATGTGCTGTGGGTACTAATATCCCATTGTTAGGCGAAATCTATAACACTTTTGGCAAGTTTGCAAGCATCGTGAATGCAAAATAACGGAAAAAAGCGTCTTAGGCGGCTATCGTGCCAGCACTCGTTATTTTCATAAACTGCAAGTCAGCGTGAGACTCTTCCGCATCGCAGTGGCTTATTAACTGATCGTAGAAAGGTTTCCAGTTAAGCGACCATGTGCGCTGTGGTAAATCGGGAAGCAACGTATTTATGGCGCGGTACGTGCGAGAAGATGGCGCTGCTTTCAGGCCGGTACCGTGACAGCGCGGGCAATCTCTTTCGCCTGGCTCGCTTACCTGCCCCTCAGCCTTGCCCATGAGCGCATAATCGCAAATCAATCCTCCGCCATTAGCGAGAGCAATTGGAGCCACTTTCCGGCGCCCTTTGCATTGAGGGCATCGCGCGTGAGGATCGTCAGCGGTGCGGCAGTAAACATCAACTGCTTGCCCGCACATGATCAACATGGCTTTTGCCATCTGCCGCCCAGCCACTTTCCCGATTGACTTCGGCGCTATCCGTAATGCCACAACAGCAAGAAGCTTGATTGCCTTATCCCTGCTCTCTTGATCCTTCATGTGCTTGGCAAAGAACAGCGCAAACCCAAGCTCTGCTCGGGACTGGGCCATTCCCAGTGCAGCCATTACATCGGTACCTGTCAGCGCCGCAGATGCTGTCGCGCGAGATGAATCGCTTATCATCAGGCTTTTCGGGGAAAAATGTTTAACAGCTGCTTCAAGATTCATCTAATTTCTCCAATGATTATCTGTCCGGATTCACCCCAAACCTTTGTTACTCGACCGTCCCAAATTCGGCAGTCGTCCTCGAAAATCGCATCGAGCAACGCTTTTTCCAGATTGTCTTTATCGGGCTTTTGCTGATGCGGCTTGCCCGCCATGTCAGCCTTTTTCTTTTTGCTCCAACTGGCGGGCATCGGCAAAACAAACGTGACGTGCCAGCCGCTCTCGGGCAATGAGATCCCCTTGAGTCGCACCTCATCGCAAAACGCGCGGTACCGGAGCACCGGCGGGCGCTGCGCCCAGCGGTCACGCTGGGTCATGCGAGGCTTTGGGATGGGCGTTATCACGTATGTTTTCATCATGCTTCCTTTTTGCGAAGCAGCTGTTTAAGCCAGTTAGCGCCCATAGGGCCAACCACCAGGAGGCCGCCGGTGCATGCAACTAAGCCCACCACGGCAAAGAATCGAATTAGCGTATCTAGCATTTAGGCCACCTGCTGATTTCTGAGTTGTTGGTATTCGCAACGCGCCGGGATGGTCAGGCGAAAGCCGCGCTGGTGTGCCCACGCATCGACCTGTTCGAGATACAGCGTCATTTCGCCGGTATCGAGCAGCTTGGTGGACTTCACGTAGCGCGTTTCGCCCATGACGGTTATCGCCTTTGGCGGGCAATACAGGTCTTTGAGGTATTCATGCAGCTGCTCGGCAGTGAACTTGCCTTTTCCGGCGCGCGCTACTTGGCTGGCGATCTCGCTGTTCCATTTCCACAGCAGCGCGTTCTGGCTCAGGGTGCGCTTATCGCGCCACTCAACGATGCTGACGCGGTAGCGCTTACCAGACGCAACCAGCTCTTTGAGAACGGGCCAGAGCTGCGCTTTCGTGGTTTCGTGCAGGCAGAAGTCATCCATCAGAGATCCCTCTTTGCGTAGGTGCGTTGTGACGCCGCCGGTTGCGGGCGAACTTTGCAGATTTCGGCGGCTCGGACCTGGTCGGTCGACATGAAGTGGCCGTTTCTGAATTCTTGGTAAACGGTGCCGAGCATGCCGAATCGGTTCTTGGTCACGATGATTTCAGCGAACGGCGCCGCAGGGCTGTCCGGTTCGTAAACGCCGTCGCGGTAAAGCATGTAAATCCCGTCCGCGTCCTGCTCGATGGATCCGCCATCGCGCAGGTCTGAGTTGACCGGACGTTTCTGCCCCTTTGGTCGGCTCTCAACGTCACGGTTGAGCTGGCTCAGCGAGATAACGGGCGTTTTCAACTCTTTCGCCATGCGCTTCAGGCTGCCGGAGATGTGGGCGATAGCGAGGTCGTTACGCTCAGCGCGCGGCTTTTTGATTAGGCCAAGGTAGTCGGCCATGATCAGCGACAGGTTCGGATGCTTGCGCTTAAGGCGCTCGGCAATGGCTCGAATTTGCTCGATAGTCAGGTTAGAGGCGTCGACCACCCACACCTGCAGGCCCTGCAGACGGCTAATGCCCATGGAGATCCGGCCCCAGTCCTCATCGTTCATGCGGGAGGGCTTACGCAGTGAGGAAACCGGCATATTTGACGCGCCTGCTAACTGGCGCTCGATCACTTGCTGGGCGCTCATTTCCATCGAGAAAATCAGGACGCCGCGCGGCCGCTCTTCCTCGCCAATTCGGACCTTGCTCTCTGCGACGCCCTCGGCAACTTTCAGCGCGAACTCGGTTTTGCCCATGCCCGGACGTGCGGCCACCACGATAAAATCTTCGTTGTTCAGGCCGCCGGTAATTTCGTCTAGCTCGGCAATGCCCGTTTTCAACGTGTCGGACTCTTCGCCGTTCAGCAGGCGGTGTTCAAGCAGCTCGCCATACGAGCCAAGCAGCTCATCGATGTGAACTGGCTGGATCTCATCGTGCGAGCGGTTGATGTTCATCACCTGGCTGACGAATTCCTGAATCGTGTCGATAGCGCGTTCATGGTTGTTCGACGTGGTGATCTGGTCGTAATAAGTTTCCATGAGTTGCTGGAACTGGCGGATCTGCGAGAACTCGCCAACGATGCGCGCATAGCCTTTGAGGTTTGCCGCCGACGGGCATTTGCGCAGGGTTTCCATGACGTTCGCGAAGTGTTCATCGCCCATAGCTTCGGCAACCATCAGCGGGTCGATTAGTCCACGGTTATTCGCTTGACGCTTAATCTCTTTGAACGTCTCACGGTAGAACGGCACGCTGAAAGAATCAGCCTCGAGCGTAGCCAAAACATCGCCAGCGTCAGGGGTAAATCCGCTAAGCATCAGGCCACCGATCACACTCGCTTCGATTTCTTGATTGATCACAGAGTCCCCTCCTTCACGTTGCGAAGCGTTTCAGGCTTCATCAGATAATCGAAATTAGCGCGCCAGCCGAGGCCGTCAGGGCCACCGAAGTGGAATTCCCGCGCATCGGTAAGGAATGCCTCGAAGTACGCTCTAAAGCCGTCTACGGTCTGTTTTGCGAGGTGGCAGGCTAATTCGCGGATCGCCAGCTCACGGTCGCGGTAAAGCTCGGCTGGCGCCATGCGTCCGTCGGTGACAGCGTTGTAGGCGTCGATGACCGCCTGGCAATCGATATCAACGCAGGTTTTCTGCCAGGCTTCTGCGTCGGACAAGTAACCGTCGAAGCGATTAACACGGCAGATGTTCATCGGCTTAGCCACGGTGTTATTCCGGCGCTTCCAAGTCCGAACTACCCAGCGAACGACCAACTGCAAGTCTTGCAGGGTGTAGGCGCTGCGGGACTTGGTTTCGGTCAGCAGCACGGCGAAGGGTTCAGCAGAACGGCAACTGCCATCTGTCAGCTCGTTGTAGTACTCCAGAGCCTGTTTTGCTTCTGCCAGAACGTGTTCTGAAAATTCCTTCCCGGTTTCCCCCTTGGGGGCTTTAGGGGGATCTGTTTTTACTGTCTTTGGAATAATGTCTATGGAGTGACCCTGTTTTGGTGACACGGCGATCCCCATTTTGGTGACACTTTTTGTCACCGGATTGGTGACACTGTCCCCATTTTGGTGACACAGGTTAAAATCCCACTCTGAAACGTTCTTATTAGGTCCGATCTTGTTACCGCTTTTAGCGATGATATTCATAGAGATAAGCTCGTTTTTTGCCTCGTTAACTTTCTGTCGAGGCAATTTACAGATGTCGGAAATCTGCTGGTCAGTCATGCGGTCTAATTTCTTATTCCAGCCGTAAGTCAGCCGGAGAACGGCGAGCAGAACTTTGTAATGACGACGGTTGAGATTTGCGCCTGCGTACTCTTCCAGAAGCATTGTTGCCAGCCGTGTATACCCATCATCGAGATCGGCCACGCGACGCTCCTCGCGCTCTTCTTTAGCGCGAAATTGAAGTATTTCAGCGGTGCTATTCATCTGCCTTTTCCTCATGCTGCGCCTGCACCTTGCGCCATTCGGCGGCAAAGCGTTGCTGGAAAGCTTTAGGCGCAGCGCCGATAGGATCGGCAGGCCGGACAAAGTCATAGCGGGTATATTCTCGGGGTTGCGCTGGGCGCTTGTTCTTGTGCATAATGGTTAAAACCTCAGTGGTTTTGAGAAGTGACGGCCGTACTGTTCCCGCAGTGCGGCATTTTTTTGGCTTAACGAAACCATCCCCCACCTCAATTGAATCCTATTGGCTCAGGCCGCATGCGCTCAGCCTTCATGCCTATCTCAGCCAGCGTCTCCATCGAGAAAAGATAATCCCGGCGCACCAAGACAGCTTCAGGCGGCGCGAGCTGTAAACCGAGCGCTGCAAGCAACTTGCAGAACTGCTCAATGTGGCCAGCCTTCCAGCGGCTCAACGTCGATTCGTCCATCCCGATTTCATCAGCGATAGGCTTTTGCCCATGCAGTTGAAGCTGGCGAAGAACGAGCTGTTCCATGTCACGCGGCTTGAGTTTTGGCAGCTCTGAATTGCGCGTTATTGCGTTTGTATCCACTTATCATCTCCTTGTTAATTAGGGTTATGCGGCATTAGCTGTCTTCCGATGAACGGCATCGGCTCTTGCCAGTTCGGGCCAGATTTTTTGCCAGTCGGTTGGGTGCAGGTTTTTTCGGCTCACCACTCCCTGAGAGGCTGATTCGATGAGCACACAAAGTGCGGCACCAAGTTCCTGATTTTTACTAATTGCTTTGCGTAGATAGCCGATGGAAGTTGCGCATTTCACTGCGAACTCTCTTTGCTGCTCTTGAGACAAGGCATTTAGAAAAATGCGTAGCTCTTCCATATTCATTCCTTAGGTAAGGGTTCAATGCGAAATATACCCGTGGGTAATCTTTTTGTCTATACCTATAGGTTATTTACCCATTGGTAATTTTAAGTACGATGTGCACATGACTAGAGAAGACAGAAAAATGATGTACGAAAATCGGCGGGTAAAACTTGCTGAGTACATAGATAGCTTGGGTGTAGGCGGCCAAAAAAAGGTCGCTGATGCTATTGGAAAAGATGCAAGCTACGTTTCAAGAATGCTCTACCCTGACGACAAAGCGGGGAGAAAACGCATTGGTGAAGAGTCTGTTCTGCTTCTTGAAACCAAATTAAACCTTCCTCGAGGATGGTTTGATGGCATTGCTGATACTCACACAACAATCCCAGATAAGATCGAATATGCAGGCGCGGTACGATTAGGTGCTGTGCCTGTGATAGGCGAAGCTATATTGGGAGTTGATGGCATGATTGATATGGTTGAAGTCAGGGCTGGATGGCTTCAAATATATAGCCCTGATCGGGATGCATATGGGCTAAAAGTAAAGGGTGACAGCATGCACCCAAGAATTCAGTCTGGCGAGTTTGTGGTTATTGAGCCAAACACTCAGGTTCACTCTGGTGATGAAGTCTTTGTGAGGACAAGTGACGGCCATAATATGATTAAAATTATGACCAAAACCAGAGATGGTAATTACCAATTATCAAGCATAAATAACGACCACAAGCCGATTACATTAGAAAGCCATCAGATCGACAAAATGCACTTCGTTTCAGCCATAGTTAAGGCTACGCGCTATATGGACAATGACGAAATGCCTTCCCAGCTCCACCAATAAATCTTCTAGAAGATAAAAAAGCGCCCACAAGAGGCGCTTTTTTTATGCCTATTTGAAAATAAATTACCTGAAATTTCAAAAACATTACCTATAAATAGCAATTTTATTTACCTTTGGGTATAGACATAAATATTACCCGTAGGTATATTCACCTCATCGAAACGGCAGGACGCCAACTAAGCAGCACGCGATGAGGTGAGCGACGCAATCATCTCCGGCCCCGAGAGGGATCGACCGCAAATAAGCTCTTTAAGGGAGGAATGATTAAACACTGCCGCCGTCCGCATGAGGTGGCAGTCAATCAACAGTGGATTTCGGGATGGTGTGAAATGCAGCGTGAGAAAGCGCAACCGCGGGGATCAGCAGCGCGGCACGCCATCGCCCAAGAACACTAACTAAGGTTACTGATAATGAAACTTCAACCAAAATATAAGGTATCAAGACGCATTAAAGGTGATTCTCGCCGTTGGAGACGTCGTCAGCGCCAATTCGCGAAGCGTCGTGAAGCTGAGTGTGACGAGAATGGCGTAAAACACTTTCTGCGCAGTGCTCGTTACATAAAGCGCTGAGAGATTCACCATTTCCCTGCTCATTCACGCTTTGGCCCAATTTTGGAAATAATGAATATTAGAAGCAAAAAAGCCCCGCATAAGCGGGGCCTTCAAATTGGTGTGGGTTAGGGGGCTCCCCCCGGCGACTGTTATAGACGATTGAGCAGCAGGTAGATTTGGAATGATAACGTTTACTGATGATGTTCCCACAGCGCCGCACCGCACACAGTAATAATACAAAGTATCGTTCCGATATTTCTTTTCATATTCGCATCCTCAATGTCAAAAAATTTGATAAGTAGACGGTTAAGCCAGTCCCCTATCGTAACCAAAGATGAAAACACCCCAAGAACGAGCACCCAAATATTCCCTGCTGGGAATCCCAACGTCTCTAACTTGTTTGGAAATAATCCGTGAATAAAAAATATCAAATCAGAAGGTGTTTTTCAACGCGCAGTTCATAAATCACCATGTATCTATTGGTTTCGACTCCAGACGCACGACTCTCTAACAACTCTCCATGCTGTGTGTTTGCCCTCGCGCCCCGAGGGCTTTTTTTATCCTTCTCAAAGAAGCCTGCCATTAATCGCGGGCGTTTTGTCATGGGCCAAAAAGGAGCTGCTATGCAGATCATCCCCAAATTATCCAGAGAACGCCTCGCGGTTTTGCCTGTCGGTACGCCGCTGCGCATTGGCCGCCAACTGGTGACCTTTACCGGCTGCAACGCTGGCGCCGTGTTCTACAGCAACGAGGCGGGCGTCGAGCAGTCATTCACTGAGCAGATGGTCTGCTCACTGGCTACCGAAGATGTCAGCGCGCAGATGTGCGACTACTGCGGCAAGTTCCGCGCGCCAGCTGATCTGAAAGTCATCCTCGTTGAGCTGTATCGGGGTTCGAAATCACACACGGTCTGCAAAGAGGGCTATTGCGCCTACATGTTGCAGATGCAGAAACGCACCAAGCCAGCGCCAGCCGTGCGCGGCGCCAGAGGTAAAACATCATGGAAATGAATGCAGCGAAAAAAGTGCAGTATCGCCACAAGCTGACTGGCGAAGACGTTCGTGTCTGGCAGCGCGATACATCCGGTCGCGGGGTTTTTATTGCTGTTCTGCTGGCGCTGGCAGCCTGCGTCATGATGCTGGTGAATGCGCCATGGCAGTAACTACAGGCCCGAAGGTCACCGAAGACCTGATCCTCTCGCTGTGCATCGCACGCCGAATTTCTCCCGCAGACCTTGAGCGCCTTGCTCTCCGGCTTGCACATCTCGAAGCGTATTTAGACGCACAAACCGAAACGGTGAACCAGCATGACTACCTTTCGTGTCATTGATACCGAGACGACATCCCTAGAGGGCGAGGTTGTAGAAATCGCCAGCGTGGATATCGTCAACGGCCAAATCTGCAACCCGCTGAGCGACTTCGTAAAGCCTTCTGAGCGCATCAGCTTTGAAGCCATGGCGCTGCACCATATTACCGAGAAAATGGTCGCAGACGCCCCGCCGCTCAGCGCAGTGATTGATAAGTACCTCGGCGCTGACGTCTACGTGGCGCACAATGCCGCCTTCGACCGGGAGATGCTGCCAATGATTATGGCGCCATGGGTTTGCACGCTGAAACTGGCGCGCAAGCTCTGGCCGGAAGAGCCATCCCACGGCAACCAGTATCTCCGGTACAGGTTCGGCTTAGAGCCGGATGTACCGGAAGGGCTGTATGCGCACCGCGCGCTTTATGACTGCTACGTCACGGCCACCACCCTGCTTTACATGAACAGCCTGGCGAAGTGGAAAATCTCCGAGATGCGCGATATTTCGAACAGCCCTTCTCTGCTGCACATCATGAAATTCGGTAAATACAAAAATCAGACCTTTGCTGATATTGCCGCGAAGGACTCGAGCTATTTCCGCTGGTGCTTATCAAATCTGGAACTCAATGAGGACCAGCAATTTACGATGCGCCACCACATGGGAGCGATGTTCTGATGGGTACTCCAGTACTAATCCTCGGCGACTCCGGCGCGGGCAAGTCCTACAGCCTGCGAAACTTTGATCCGGAAGAATGCCTGTTAATCCAATGCATCCCCAAGCTGCTGCCGTTTCGCTCTAAGGGATGGCGTATCAACGGCCAGCCTGATAGCGATGGCGTGCCTCAGCGCGGGAATGTATTCCGAACCGACGACTGGAATGATGTGCAGGACAAGATCCAGCGCATGGTTCTCTCGAAAACTCGCAAGGTGCTCATCATTGATGACTTTCAGGTCGTCATGCAGCACGAAAACATGATGCGCGCCTACCAGACTGGCTACACCAAATTCACAGAGATGGCGGATCACGTCTGGCGAATAATCACGGCGGCCACGCAGCTGCCGGATGACGTGCGGGTTTACTTTCTGGCTCACACAGAAGAGAGCGAAGGCAAAATCCGCATGAAGACCGCCGGGAAGATGCTTAACGAAAAGCTGACGCCGGAGGGTTACTTCTCAATCGTTCTGCGCGCCATCAAGAAGGATGGCAAGCACGTCTTTCTAATCAAGGGTGACGACAACGACACCGCCAAGGCACCACCTGACTTATTCCCCGATCTGTCCGAAATGGACAATGACCTCAAAGCTGTGGACGTCGCGATCTGCGACTTCATGTCTGATTCTTTAGGAGCAACAATCTGATGCAACCAATGAGCTTTAAATTCGACGCAGAAGCCGCCAAGAAAGCAGGCGCAGGCATGGGTATTTCTGAGAATGGCGCTTATGAGGGCGTCATTACCTCAGCTATTTATACCTTCGGTAAAGACGGTAGCCAGTCGCAGGGGCTTGAAATCAGCTTTGATTCGCACGGTGCGAAGGCTAACTATCTGCGCATTAACTTCCTCGGACGCGACGGCGAGCCAACCTTTGGCATGGGCCTAATCTCCGCCTTGCTGTGGTCGGCTGGCATCAAAGAAGCCTCGCCGGTACAAGTTCAGGGTGCTGACGGCCTTGAATGGCATAACCAGGCGCTTGAGGGTAAAAACGCTGGCCTCGTTCTTCAGAAAACGCTCTACACCAAGACCGACGGCGGCGACGGCTACAAGATGGAAATCCGGCAGGTGTTCAAATGCGGCACGCGCAAAACATATGCCGAACATGCAGAAAACTCACCAGCCGAGGCCGTGGATAAGCTGGTCGCCCTGCTGAAAGACCGTGACGAACGTGATCCGAACGCTGCCCCAGCGGGCCAGCGAGCCACAAGCGGGCAGGCTCCATCCAACCCATACGCACAGCAGGCCAACCAATCCACGACGTCACGGTTGCAACAGGCGGCAGCTAACCGCCAAAACCAGGCACCTCAGCAGCAAGTTCCTGACTTCGACGACGACATTCCCTTCTGACCGACCCGCCCATCCGGGCGTAAGCGCTGGCAATGAAAAAATACGCTGACAACCACCAATGCAAAACTGCTGCGGAGGCCGTCGAGTACGCCGTCGCGCAGTTCGAAGGGTTGAAAGCAGGCAAGCCAGTCCGGCGTTTGGGCTGGCTTTACCTCGATACGCTCGACAAGTTCGAACGCCGCGATAAAATCAGGCAGCCGACCAATAATAAATAAAAAAGCCCCTCATTGGGGCTTAGGCTTTATGGTTTTTTAGGCGGAGGAGAAGGTTGCTTGACTGGTGTTGTTTGAGTTTGATTATTTGTAAACCCGCTTTTAGGCTGATAGCCCTTCTCTATATCAACCGGTTGATACCCATCTTTTTTTAAGTCTTTATTACTGTTAGGCATTTGATGTCCTTACATGAGAAGAGATTGTTAGATTAACTTTTATGGCTTCTTAGGTGGAGGAGCAGGCTTCACTATTTGTTTCTCAGGTTGATGTCCGTTTGTTGCAAATTCCTTTTTTTCATTATTGAACGGTTTATTTTTTGGCTGATACCCTTCATTCATGGGCTGATAACCATCCTGAGCAAAGCCTTCTTTTATGTCTGTCATAATTTCATCCTATTAAATTATTCAACTTCAGGTTTATAAACAAAAAATTCAATGTTTTCAATATCCTTTGAAATTATTAAGATACCCAGAGTATCTACTCTAGCTCTCTCAAGCCCTCCATATTCATTTACCACCCAGTGCTCCTCTAAATAAATCTGATCTGGTTCAGGTGAACTAGAGGAGAAAGATTTACTGCTATATTTTCCTCCCAATTTTTTTCCATTATTTAATGTGACAATAGCCCAGCATTCTTTTTTAAGTCCAAAATAATAGTCCCATGCTCTTCCAGTTGGATGCGGAAGCACTCTACCTAACCAGCGCCAAGAGCGCATCCATACAAAAAAAGAAGTCAGGAGTAATGGACTTACAAAGAGAACGCAGCTGTAAAAAAGACAATACAAGTAAATATTCGTAGCTAAAGTCTGTTCAGATTCTACTTTAATGATCGGTATTATCCAAAGAGCATAATTTATACAACTATAGGAAACCACATCAATAAGAGTCTTCGATGTATCTAATTGAGTATTCGGATGAAGCACATTATATAGCTTCATACTCAAGAAACCTGGTATCACAAAAAAAATAAATATCAATAACTTACTTTTATCCCAGATATCCACATACTTTCCTTATGCTTTCTTAGTTATCAACACTAACAATTGATATACAGAGAACTATGCTCTATACCCGTCAAGAGTTTCAAGAGCACGAATCACATTTGGACAAAATTAATACTCATAATACTATAACAAGATTATATATAAATGAGAATTGGCATCTTCAGGCAGTGCTCCATTCCCTACCCAGAAACGCCTCGCTTGTTCAGTATGAAGAACGTTGACAACAACTCTGCTTAAACCTCTCAGCTTGAAAACCTGTGTCAATTTGCTAAGCATTTCTCTTCCTAAACGCTGATTTCGATAGTCAGGGGCAACATAAAATTGGTGTATTTCTGAAAAGGAAAAAACGACATATCCACAAATAATGCCGTCATCGTTGATTAAAGTTCCTAACTTTCTATCTACGACGGGATTGGTTACCAATCCAAGCAGGCTAGACAGTGGTTCACTTAAGTAATCGAAAGGTGATTTAGCATCATCTCTGAGCATATTTATAATTCCATCTACTAATTTACGATCGTTCTTAAAATCAATAACTTTGAACATTCATATCTCCTCATGTACTTCGAATAAATACCGACATTTTCCTTTCTTAGCAATTTGATTTCTAGAATACTTTTCCGGAGAAAGCCATGCGTCACATCATTCGCGGCCAGCCGACGCCAGCAGAACGGCGCGCAGCGGAGGCAGCTTTACGCTGCCACCAGCAGAAATATGGTGAATATGCCCGGCGCAAGAACAGCGAAACCTATCGTGTGGAAGTCGATCACCAAATCATTTCAGTCGAGGTGATGAACCGTAAAGCGTCATACGTGGCCACGGTCATGAATCACCATCGCTCACTATCAAAAATATGCGGGGTACCGGCCTGATGTATCAGCTCATTTATGCAGACCCGCCGTGGCGCTATGACAACGTGATCAGCAACGGCGCGGCGGGAAATCATTACAGCACCATGACCTTAAACGACTTAATGCGGCTGCCTGTCTGGTCCATCGCTGCCGAAAATTCCGTGCTGGCAATGTGGTACACCGGCACTCACAACGCCGAGGCGGTAAAGCTCGCTAAGGCATGGGGCTTTCAGGTCCGCACAATGAAGGGCTTCACTTGGGTGAAGCTGAATCAGTTGGCCGAGCAACATATCAACAAAGCGCTGGCCGCCGGACAGGTGGAAGATTTTTATGACTTACTCGAGCTGCTGAATACCCAAACGCGCATGAACGGCGGGAACTATACGCGCGCCAATAGCGAGGATCTGCTGATCGCCGTGCGCGGTACCGGCTTGAAGCGGGCCAGCGCCAGCGTCAAGCAAGCCTTTTACTCTCCCCTCAGCGAGCATAGCGAAAAACCTGCTGAGGTGCGTTTTCGGCTTGAGCAACTGTATGGCGACGTGGCCCGCATTGAGCTGTTCAGCCGCGGCGATGCTCCGGGCTGGCACCACTGGGGAAACGAATGCCCCTTCCCTGACGTGGAGCTGATACCAGCAACCTCTCGGCCCCTATCAAACTCTCGCATTTCGTTGGTCAAGGCGCAGACCGGGCATTACCAGGCTGTGACCATTAGCTCAGAAACCAAAGAGGTTTAGCGTGAACGAACTTCAACAAGTCTGGCTCGAAGCTTACCGCGGCTATCTCAACGCTGCGTCACCGTTCGGCGAACAGAATACCGGCGAATACAAAGAGGCGCGCGAGCATGCCGATGCTGTTATCTCCAGCCTAAAAGCTCTCAGCGAACCTTCATAACCCAAAACCTAATGGCACGGCCCCCCATAACTCCGGTCTTTCGACTGGTCGATTTTCTATGGGCGGTCGGCGTGCTTAACGCCCATTTTTAAGAGAGGTAACCATGTCAGAAATTAGAATGGATGATGAGGTCTTCGACCTGATCGCCGCAGCCGCATACCTCAAAAAATCCCCAAGAACTGTTCGGCAGCTCATCAAAAATAAAAGGCTGATTGCCGGTAAGTCTGGCGAAAACGGCGGGGGCAGATTTGAGATATTGAAATCTGCATGTCTTGAGTATGTTCACAATCAAAAGCACAATCAGGCCGTGAGTGAATCAGATGGCCGTAATAAGGACGATTTATGGCGATCAAACAACGTGGTGGAACTTGGTACTGCGACTTCACAACGCCAGACGGCAAGCGTGTTAGGCGGTCTCTTGACACGTCAGACAAGCTCGAAGCGCAGGAACTGCACGACAAACTGAAATCAGAATCATGGCGCGTCAGTCGCCTCGGCGAAGCACCTCAAAAAACTCTCGAGGAAGCCTGCGTCCGCTGGTTAACCGACAAAGAGCATAAACGCTCCATTGATGATGACAAAACCAAGATCGAGTTCTTTCTGGAGCATTTCTCAGGAAGGGCTATATCGAGTATACGGCCGGAGGAGATCACCTCTGCCGTGGCAGGCTTAAAGAATAGGAAGACACACGGTAAAGCGGATGTTAGCCAGGCCACGAAAAATCTCTATCTGGCGTTTATTCGCAGCCTGCTACGCATTGCTGAGAAAGAATGGGGCTGGTTGGATAAAGCCCCCAATCTTAAATCTCGCGCTACGCCGAATAAGCGCATTCGCTGGCTTACCCGTGAAGAGGCGGAAAGGCTTATCAGGTGTATGCCTGAGATCATTAGGCCGGTAGTGATTTTTGCACTTTCAACGGGTTTGCGCCGCTCTAACATCATAAATTTGGAGTGGTCGCAAATAGACATGCAGCGAAAGGTCGCATGGATCAATCCTGAAAATGCGAAAGGTGGGAAGGCAATTGGCGTGGCGCTGAACGATACGGCCTGTGCCGTGCTCAGAAAGCAGATCGGTCAGCATTCTCGGTGGGTGTTTGTTCACACCAAAGCGAAAAACCGAGCAGACGGGAGTATGACCCCGGCGGTGCGGAAAATGCGCGTTGATGACAACAGACAATGGCAGAAGGGATTGAAGTTGGCAGGTATAGAGGATTTCAGGTTTCACGACCTGCGGCATACCTGGGCAAGCTGGTTAATTCAAAGTGGCGTTCCACTTTCAGCGTTGCAGGAAATGGGCGGATGGGAATGTATTGAGATGGTGCGCCGATACGCACATCTTTCACCCAATCACCTGTCAGAGCATGCGAGAAAACTGGACTCAATGATCGTCACTGATGGCACAAATATGGCACAAGGTGGAAATGATAAGGTGGTAAAGCTGGGGTAA